GTCCTGAGTATGGATTCATACCAGTTTCATAAGGAATCTTGACTTGTACACTTTCAAATGGCTTGGCATAACGTGTTTTCATGATCTTGCATGCCGCTCTAATACCTTTTACTTCTGAAATCTTGTTACCATCTTCATCCTCTTTGAGTTTGAGTTTCTTCATGGCAACAACGATACTGCTGGCATAGATAAAGCCTTGTCCACCCGAGATCTTGTCATCAGGATCAAACATGTCTTGACTTGCGTAAGTATGGTTAGTGGCAACCAGTCCAATGTTTAAACTACCAAACATATTTACGCAGTTACGAACAAGTGCTGTCAGTGCCTTGGGCTTACGACCCATGTCACCTTTCAAGTCACCTGCTTCAAACTGATTAACGTCAGTTGGTGTCAACAACATGCCCAAACTGTCTAACACAATTAACACTTTGGGACGATCCGTTTCTGGTAATATTTTATACTCTTTGACAAACTCTGTAATCATTTTGGCCACATCATCAATCATAGCCATGTTGAGTTTAAGTAGTTTGTCGTCACTTGTATCAACGCCAAGGGCGTGTAACCATGCTTCGTCGAGAGCGTTTTCAGTATCGATGAGTATAACATAAATGCCTTGGTCCTGTGCATTCTTAACGAGATTTCCAGAGCAGATAAAGGATTTACCCGCACCAGATTCGCCAGCGAATACAGTAACCTTGCCCATCGGTATGCCTTTATTAAAGTCACCACTGATAAGATAGTTAAGAGCGAAATTGTTTGTTGAGATCCAGTCCGTTGGATCGTTGAAGCCGATACTAATACCGTCAATACTTTTTGTAATACTTTTGCGAAATTTTGATACGTCAAATGGCTTACCCATTATAGATTCCTCTCGTAATTAATAAATTATTTTTTTAGAATAACCCGGGTATTAGCCCGGGTCGTGCTGTTTACTTAGAACGATTACGAATCATGGCCAAGATGTCTTCGGCCTTTTGACTTGAAGGTTTAGCAGCAACTGGTGCAGTTGCAACAGGTGCATCATCTTCTTCATCATCATGCGCTGCAGGAGCAGGAGTAGGTGCTGCTTTAGCCATCGGTGCTGCAGGTGCTGCTTCTGCATCACCAGATGCGGCCGTAAAGCCTGCTGGCTTGAAGTATTGACCCCACTTGTCTGCGTCATATGCTTGACCATCTACACTTGCTTCAAACATTTCTTTCATGACCTTTAGCTCTACTTCGCCTGGCATCTTGGGCAAGAAGTCTGCCAAGTTAAACAAACCATGAGCATCAACGGCTGCTTGTTCCTCGCTTGTTAGTGCAGTTTCTTTACGTGCCCAAGTACTTGTGCTGTAGTCAGCATAGCCACCTTTGCTGGTTTTCTTGATGCTGAAGTCCAAGCCTGACACATAGTCAGTTGGAATATTTTCCATGTCTGGATCCATTAGTGCATTTTTAATTAGATTAAAAATTTGTGGACTGATGATGAATCTACGAATTGGATTGTCTGGTGTCTTGTCGTCACTCAACGGATTGTCACGTACAAAACCTTGGAATATATAAGATTTCTTTTTCCAGTACTTACGACCCATTTCTTCTAGTGATGGATCTTTGAACCATGTACGCACCTCTGCCAAGATTGGGCAGTTGTTGCCTGGGCCATACATCTCTATGCATGGTACTTGTACTATTACTGGTTTGCTATCTGACTGACCTTTGATACCAGCGAATGGTAACTTGATCATTTCTCTGGCTACCCAGAAAAAGTCATTTTTTGCGTTTGCGTCTGGTAAGAAACGGACTCGAGCTGTTGAACCTTCTGCGATGTTCCAGTGTGCGTAAATGGTATTGTCACCACCACCTGAACCGCCGCCTTGTCCTTTGCCTTGTTGTGCTTGTAGTTTTGCACGAATTTCTGCTAATGAAGTTGCCATGATGTTTTTCCTTTATAAATTAAGATGGTCTTTAAATGTGCCTAGATATATAAATGCACCTCGCAATTATATAACAAATGTATTTAGCGTGTCAAGCAAAAATAATTATTTTTTGCTCAAACCCGCTAACATACGAATCAATGCCAAACTGTCGTCTTCCATCATTGGGGCTGCGCCCGCTGGTGCTGCGGTAGTTTGGTTTGGTACTTGTGGTTGTTCTGGTGCTGCTGCTGGTTGCCCCGCTGGTGCTTCTGGTTTGCCCATATTAGCTTCATACTTGGCTGCTAGTTCTGGGTTGTGCTGCTTTAACCATTTCATTACCGCCGGGCGAGCATCTGTTTCTGGATCGTCTGTGGCACTGTACAAATCTTTTAAATCATCGTTGAGTTGATCATCACCAATAATTGGTTCTAGTGATGCAATAGCATCCATTGCATCAATACCAATTTCAAACGGTGATGCCATGATCTTGTCAAGGTCTTGATGTTCTTGGTTGGTGTCTGGATGTGCCCAAGTATCTTCATCAATACTTTCGGCCCAACTCTCAAACTCGTTGGCCATTTCTGTTTCCATGGCTTGTTTGTGACGCTTGTGAGCACGATACACATAAGGTAGTGCTTCATCAAAACGATCATCATACACCTTTTTAACAAAACGTTCACGTAGGCCATCTACATCTACATCTTCTTCAATAGCATTTTCTGGTACATAAGATTCAGCATAATCACGATAATCTTTGCTCTTACGCAAACGCTTTAACAAATTCTTTTGTTGTCCGTAATGTTTTAATGCACTCTGAACCATGTCTTGTGTTTCGCGATCTTCAAACTGTCTACGGCCTGCACCATTAACAAAATGTCGCATCGCAGCCATTTCACTCATGATGCTGTTAATGTGTTCGCCAAGTTCGTCATGCATTTGACCACCACTGGCCAAGTGTTGTGCCATGGCACGAGCACCGTGTAGGTTCTTGTGTGGCATTAGAAAACGTTCGCCACGATGTGTTTCTAAATAGATATCTTCAATCTTGCGAGCACGGCTGCCGCGCTTTTCTGGATCAATAAAGTCCATGTGCTTGACCCGTATACGTACAGGTCCGCGGTCTTCATAACTGTTAATACGTGAACCATACATGCTGCCTTCGCTGATAACAGATTCGGTCATTGTCAATTCATCTTTGTCGTAGGTGCCGTCTGATTTGCTTTGTTGCTTGATTGATTTCAATGTCAATTGATCACGAGTGATATCCCTAGCATCAAATGTCATCAAGTTTCTACGTGCAAATTCTCTTAGGCTGCGTAAAAAATCAAACCACTCATTTTGTTCTTCTGCATCTAGTTCAGCCACCAAGTTTTGCCCATATACAACTTTGAGCTTGTCTGGGTCCACAATGTTAAGGTGTACGTTACCAAAGTCTTTGCCCGCTCGACTAACATAGTTAAAGTTAAAAAATCTTGCACTTGCAGGATCATCTGTGGCTTGTGCTTTTTCATCACCAAGACTTACAGTTTCAAATCTGCTGCGGACTTTGTCAAACAGTTTTTCAGCTTTTTTATCAATTTCAATCATTTTGTGTATCCAGATAGTATCTTGTATTTATTAAAATAATGCAATGAAGGGCATGGGTTCCAAGTACTCTTCGCCGCTGTCACGCATTATATCGTCTAGTTTTGCATCATAACTCTGCAGAGCCTGCATCATACGCACACATAGCAGCATACTCATCACTAGATCATCAGTTTCGCCTATTTTGGCTTTGAAACTAACGCCCACTGCCACGAAGTTTTTGAGCTCGGATATTAGATTCTTGCTGGCCAAATGCAGTTTGCGATTTTCAACTAGACTCTTGAACTTGGCGCAAACTGCTACCTTGTTTCTATTTGTGGTGTTAAACCCTTTTCTATAAGCCCTTGACTGCCCAGATTTGTGTGGCTCGCTTAGGAATATTCCGCGAATGTTTTCTTCGCCAATTTCGTTAATACTGATTAGTGCAGCTTCTCCAATTGTGTTATTTTCCACGCTGTAGTAGATATCTGTAGCAGATCCTGTACAGTCGTAAATGTACTGTGTGATTTCTTGTAAGATAGCAACTTGTCTTTGTATAGGTGTTTTGTTGTGTTGCCATTCACCAATTTGTTTCAAGCCTGGAAGTTCCAGTATTTGGATAGCAGCAGGATCTCCACCGGTGCCTAGACTAGGATCTAGTCCTACAACATAGGTATGATTCTTTTCTGGTATCTTGTACCAACGCACTTGCCCTTGCTTTTGTACAGGCTCTATTCCGGCCAGTTCAATTAAGGTAGTGGAGTTGATTAGTGTTTCATCAAAGATCAAGAACTCGCAGCCGTGTTCACGACGGAAACGTTCTTCACCAATACGACCCACTTCTTCTTTCATCCACGCTTCGTCACGATCCGGATGTTCGTTCCAGTGACTTTGATAGGGTTTGAATCCGTTCATGCCCAATGCTTGTTCATTACCAAATTCATCTATGTTCTTGTTGGCCTGTTTCCAAATTAGTGCAAACTGATCTTCATCTGAATTTGGTGTTGATGTAATAATTGCTTTACCACCAGTGCTCAGTGTTGGAGATATGGAAGTCCAGAATTCCTTGGCGATAGTGGGTCGAACGAACGCAAACTCGTCACAGTAGAGCAGTGTAATACTCATACCTCGACCAGTTGTTTCAGTAGTTGTTTGACTTACTATACGTGAACCATTTTCAAAGTCTATACTGCCCTTGTTATAACTAGTAGCACCTGCACGAATAAAGTCTGGACATAACTCATAAGCATACCTTATTCGTTGCATAATTTCTTGTGCTCCTGTATACTTGTGAGCAGCAATCAGTATTGTTGAATCTGGCTTGAACATGGCATACCACAGCAGGTAACCTGCGGCACTTGTAGTTTTACCAGTTTGGCGTGGCATCAAACTAACGCTGAATCTGTAGTTGTGATAGGTATCAATTAAGCGTTGTTGATACTCAAATGGATGATACAACATTTTACCTCGAGTAGGATGCTGTATATAAAAGTAGCGGTCCATGAAGTACTGTGGACCTGTTACAGGATCTGCACATCGTGCAAATTCCAGTATTTCGCTTTCCGTCCAATTTGTTGCACGGTGTGCTGGTTTAACTAGTACACTTTCGAGTGGTTTTGCCATTATAATACTTATCTACGCTTATTATTCCAATATTCTAATCTTGCTGCTGCCATTCGTTGTTTTGTTTCCTCGGAATGTACTCTTCCTTTAAAGTTTCCAACTTTTCCAGTATTTGATTTTCCTATCTTTTCACGAGTTTCATCAGAATGAGTATACCCAAATGTTTTCCCAATTCTAGCTTCTGACATTCTTTTCTTTGTCTCGTCGCTTTTAGGCTTACGCATTTTTTGTTTAGTTTCTTCTGATTTCTTGGTCCCACTTGCGCCATCGCCGCCATCTGTTCTATTGTGTAATATTCCTGTGCCTAAATCTTTACGGCCATACCAACGTATCATTTGACGCTCAATTGCTAATGCACCAACGTTTGTTAAATTTCTTGCAAGTATTATGATCCTATTAGGATCTTTTGGAGGATGGATTTCTGTTTTTCTTTTAGTAAAAGCTCGCTTTCCTGAGCCTTTTCCTATATAATAAGGGGTACTATCTGTTCTAAGATAGGCATAGACGTAATAGTGTAAATACATGAGCTGGGACTCCTTTCAAGTCTTAGAGCAAGTGGATGTTGGCGCATCGCGACTTGCATTAATATTTAGTTAAATTCAAATATGAACTGCCTCTTACTTAACAAAGACTATACGCCAATCAGTATTCTGCCCTTGAGTATTGTTAACTGGCAACATGCTATCAAACTGTTAGTTCTAGACAGAATTACTGTGTTAGAGAGCTATGAACAACATGTGGCCCATAGCGCGAACTGGTCTATAAATTATCCTGCTGTGGCAGTTACCAAAAATTACTTTGACAACAAACGTAGAGTTAAATTTAGTAGAGCCAATCTATATCTTAGAGACTTGTTTACTTGTGCCTACTGCGATGAAACATTCTCTTATGATCAACTGACTCTTGATCACGTGGTTCCACGTAGTTTGGGTGGCAAAACAAATTGGGAGAATAGTGTGACTGCTTGCAAATCTTGCAATCACCGTAAAGGTTCAAAGTTGATTAAACCACGAGTAATGCCATATCGTCCTGAGTATTGGCATTTGGTTAACAAGTGGAAACAACGTCCTGTACAAATCCAACATCCTAGTTGGTATCAGTATCTAGGTATCACACCCCTTTGACAGGAGTCTCTCCAGTCAAGTAAGGCTTTGAAAACCAAAGTCTAAACCATTCATCAGTTCCCGGGCGAATATCATGTTGTTTCATGAGTTCGCCTTTTTCATTTCCAGTCACTGAGATATTACTGCCGGCGAAGCCTTTGTACTCTTGCATTACTGCACGATTACCTATGCCGGCCAATAGTTTGAGTTGTTGTATGTCGTCCATTAGTGTTCACCGTAAGGTACTACCGGACGATCATCGTCCGGGTTATTCCCCGGATCCTTTACACTTGGCTCTTTTTGCATTTGTGAGTGCTCCAAAGTCTACTTTCCATTCACCGCCTACTGGTAATTCTTGTGCGCCTGGGGGAAAAGCAAATGTGACACCTGCTTTTTGTTGTATGGCTGCAATGCCGGCACGTACTTTAGTCAAGTCATTACCTTGTGCACCTTCATGCTTGAAGTACCAACCGGCCATTTGTCGTGTGCTTTGATTGATCACAATCTTGTAGAAGCCTGTTGGAACTACTACACCATTCCCAATCTTTTTATCTGTTGCTGTGTCATATACTGCACCAACATAGATAGTATAAACTTGATTTGTTTGTACTGCCCATCCACGTACACTTGTTTCTAATAATTTCCAAATGCCACGATTCAGGCCACCCAGTTGTGGATACATGTTGGTCATTAGGAAACTTTCGTATTCTACTTGTTGGTCCCAGCTTAAATCACCGTCTGGTACTGCATGTCCTTTGTCGTAGCCGGTACCTGCATAGTCATCAGGACGTGCACCACCTTTAACGCTGGCATCTGCAACAAACGCATTGGTACGTGGCCAGCATCCAAGTGCATTAGGCGGTGTCAATGTATATGTTACATAGTTAGGAATCTTTGCTGCTGCATCGTAAGCCACATAATAGGCACGACGGCAAATAGGTGTTGTTGGTTTTGTTGATTGTGCCCAACCGTATGGGTTATGGCTCAGGCATTTTTCTGGTGCTAGTGGGGCTGTTTGGTCCCATGCCAGTGCCATGTTTACTAACGGGAAGAACAGTAAGAAGGCAAATGCTAATGCCATGATGATATGATACTTTTCTGTTGAAATCCATTGTTTCATTTTTGACTCTTTCAGTTAATTACCAAGAACGACAGCTCCAATATCGGGCCTTATGACGAGGTCCTGGATTGGCGCAGTTGTGTCTAGCCCTAAACGACTTGCGACGTTTAGGGTTAGATTTTTTAATACGCATGTTCTTGTCGCCAAAATTTACTTTTACTATATTTCCATTTGGCTTACGAACATACACTTTGCTCTTTTTTACATCGCCCGCCATCTTCTTGCCTAGCGGAACTTCTCTACCTTGGTACTTGGCTTCATCTACTCCACCGTGGACGGGACTAATACTGTCTACTGGATGTGCTCCAGGTTGGCCTTGCTCTGCTAGAGTTAACAAGCCGTAGCTCTCTAG